TCAGTCCTTCTGCAGGACCTCCTCGCGGTATTTCAGAACGTCTTTGGTGGTTACTTGGTCCAGGTGCTTCCAGAGCGTTGCGTTGACCAGATCAGCTTCAGCTATGTCCTCTCTGGTCTCGACGATCATGTTGATCCGCCTCTCCTTGATCACCTCGACGAATTCATCTCGCACGCGATAGGGCTTCGTCACAGTCTTCATTCCTGTTGTTCCTCTGATGCTGGTTATTCTGTCACGTGTTGCTTTGTAACGCGTTACAGCGTATAAGTTCCGCCGTGTCGTAACGCGTAACGCTGTAACGGATTCCGCGCATGCCATCAGCAGAACAGCAACCCCGGATGTTCATCGACTACCTTTCGGTCGAGCAGGTCTATCCGTTTGACCTCCCGAAGATCGCCGATATCACCATCGAGCGTTACTGCTCACGCACTGGTGAGCGGTTGAGCACCAGTCAGCCTCGCGTGAAATACGAAGGCTCGCATTCGACCTCGATCAGCATCCGTGTTGACGGTCGCAAGCTGATCATCCAGGGCAACCCAAGCGCGGTTGATCGACTGGACAACCTGTTTGGCTATCAAACCGTTGAACAATGCGTTGCGGTCTATAACCGCATCCTGGCCAATCTCCGCGACGAAGCTGGGAATCCAGTTCATATGCCGATGCTCTCCAAGTGCACTCGGCTGGAATTCATGCAGGCTCCCGCATCAAGGGTTGTTCGCAAAAAGAGGGAAGGGGCCAGCGGCACAATTCAGACCGTTGAAACCACGCACCGGCACACTACTGTCGGCGACGGCATGCGGATTACCCGAATTGACCTGACAACGAATCGCGCTGTTGGCCAAGGCAACGAACTTCAATATGTGTCTTCTCTCAGCACGCAGCGTGCCGGTTATAAGCCCGGTCATTTGTATGAAGACGGTTGTACTGTTGATTGGCCAGCTCGGGACCAGTATCGCAAGGCTTATATAAAAGCGAAGGCTATTGCGAAGTTTCTACTACCGAAGGCCCGTCGCAATTTCGGCGACGACTCCCCCGAAGTTAAATATTTGCGCGATCTGATTGCTTATTGCGATGCCAATGGCGTTGTTCGCATGGAGCAGGAACTTAAGCGCGAATACCTGTTGCGCGAAGGTCTCTGCTGGTGGGGCCTTTTTGATGAATCAAAATTTCAGACCATACACAACGCATTTTTAAAGATAGACGACCGATTGAAGGTGACGGCTATGGATTTTGAGACTATCAGTGATCACCTCATTTCTGAGGGCATTGTTAAGAACGCCAAGGCGGCTAATACAACAGCCATGTACGCGATGCTCTGGATGACCGGCAAGGCTAAGTTCGATTTCGAGAAGTCTTCTGTTAAGACTCATCGCGCCCGTCTTCGCCAGATCGGTATTGACATCGCGAACCCATGCGACGCACTGAAAGTTCGCCCGGTCGTTCATGTTGCAAGCCGCGAAGTTATTCCGGTTGACGTTCTGCCAATGCCGACTTGGTATCGCCGCCCGAATCATTTGCAGGTGGCAGCATGAGAATCGAAGGCGGCTATTGCTGCGACTATTGTTCGGCTCGCTTGATTGACGATATCGAGCTCGATGCTTATCAGGCGCATTCTTGGGCGGCTCAAACTGAACATGTTTGCATGTTCTGCGTGTTTGGCATTGAACCTGAGTATAAGCGGGAGGGCGATCAATGATCGTCTCCGGCTATCAGGGCTCAAGTCTTTCCGCTTCTGATCGTCGTCGCCTGGAACAACAGCGGCTTTATTCGCGTCCGCAGTCGAACTTCCTTCGCGAACAAACTGAGCAAACATTGGCGGAACTTGATCGCCGCAAAGAACAGGGCGCCAAGCCCGAACGCCTATGGTTTCTAGAATTTGAAGCCAAGGGCACATCATGCGTCGCCGAACTGTTCGGCTTCTAATCTGGAGAGTCTCATGATCATTGTTAAAGGTACTGTTGTTGGTGTTGTTGATAAGGGCGAAGACGATAAGCGCTGGGCCATTATCGGCCTGCAAACTTCTTCGAAGGATCGCGACGGCCTTGATGTTGTTCAGACTATCAAAGTTCGCGTTTTCGGTGATGCGATCAAGGGCGGTCTTCATAACGCCTATCGCCAGCAAGTAGGGGCGGAAGTTTTTGCGCCTGTGACTATCGGCGTGAACGATCGTTATAACACTGTCGAATATTTGCTGGCTGGCATTCCGCTGCGCATTCAGGACGTGGGCTCCAACAGCGGTCCCAAGCCTGTTGAATCGAAGACTGCGTAATGGAAGCGTTCCTCGCCAATATCACGCTTGGCGATCTATGGGCGCTTCAGCTTGTTTCCGCCATGGCTCAATTGATTGGCCTCGGTTTAATTCACGGTCACCAGCGATAGGAGATTGATATGGCGTTGTCCTGGTCTGTTTATCTCTTCGTTGCTGGTGGCTTTCTAGGTTGTCTCGGGATCGGCATCGCCTGGGGTATGTTCCGGCTCAGCTGGAAAGAAGTTCTCGATGTCTCTGTTTAACACAACAAGGGGAAACACCATGGAAAAACTGAAAGCGCTGTTCGCCGGCAAGCCGGCTGCTGTTATTGCTGTGGGCTCTGCCGCCGCTGTTCCGATGGCTGCGAATGCGGCTATCACCGTTCCGCCTGAGATGCTGGAAGTGTTCACCGATCTGGCTACTGCCTTCGGTACGCTGATGGCTGCGGGTGCTGTTCTGTTCGGCGTTATTCGCGGTGGCGTTGCGCTGTTCAAGCTGGCTCGTACCATGTTCTCGGCTGCGGGAGCTTAAGGTGATGGCCGGTAGTTCGCGCAAGTCTATCGGCCTGAATCTGGCCCTCACGCTTATGGCGTGGGGGTTTTTTTGTTCTTTTACGGTTCTTGCGGATGAAAATTTAGTTTCTCCCACCTATTATTATTTTTTTCCTGATCACCCGTCTGTTGGTGAACGTTCGTCCGTTTCTGCCCTTTGTGCTGCTGGTGAATCAACTTTAGATAAGCGGTTCCCTAATAATTGGGTTTCCAAGGGTTATAATACGCCTGCTTGGAATTCATCTGGCGGCTGGGCATATAATAAAACCGTTAACTGTAGGTATGAAAACACTGTATATCCACCATATGGCGATGGCGTGCCTTCGCTTGTTTATAAAAAAGTCCAGTACAGTGGAAAATGTGAATCACCCTATGTTTTCGATTCCTCATCTACCATGTGTCACAATTGCCCATCTACAGCGGGCCAAACAAAGGAATTGAAAGGTCCTGAAGCGCCTATTACGTTTTCTGGCGGCGCTGGTTATGTTATGTGGGCTACTGATGCTGATTCATCTTACTGTGTAGATTCATGCTCTTATTCGGGAGCAGCTAAAACAGCTTGTTATGCTGTCTCTAGTGGTTCTGACCGTGGATATTGTAATTTCATGGTTGCTGGCCTGGGTGATTCGTGTGATGCCGATAGCGCTCCACTTGCTGCTGTTGGGGCTCCTATTACTGCGCCTACTGATCCAGTCGATCCGCCTGATCCTGGTGATAATGGTGGTGGCGATACTGGCGGCGGCAATAATGGTGGTGGTAGTGACGGCGGTGGCAACTCTGGCTCACCTGTTACGCCTCCCGATCCTGCTGATACAAGCAATCCTGATGCTGCAACTAGCGGTGACGTGGCGACTCTTGGTAATCGTCTTGTTGACGCCACATATGCGACCGCAAACGGAGTTATTTCCGCCATTAACGGCTTGGGTAATAAGGTCGATGGTGTTGGCAATAAAGTCGACGGCCTTGGCGACAAGATTGATGACTTGGGTGACTCGCTCCAGGGCGAACCTTATTCAGAGGGCGAGGGGGAGGGCGCTGGCAATGCTGATGGTATTGGTGATGAGGCTGGCGACTCGCTTGCCGATCTAATTAATAGCGCAGTGGATGAGGCAAAGCAGGCGCGTACCGATTCATTCAATGAGGAAGTTGATAAGGTCGATGGCATGCTTGGCGAATGGTTTGGCGAGGATGCTTCTGGCGTTGGTGGTTCGATTTTGGACGGGCTGTTTCCTAAATCCTCTAGCTGCTCTGACTTCAACGTTGTATGGCATACCCAGGGCTATTCGCTTTCGCTTCCTGTCTGTGAGCTAACTCGCCTCAAGTCAATTCTTGAGTGGGTTTTCGGCATTCTTACTGCGATTGCTGTTTGGCGAATTCTGATGAATACGCTTAATCAAGCTGCGGCCTCTGCTGTCCGTTATTCCTGATGAAACGGCGCATGGCGTGACTCGGCGCAGCCGGGGCGGCGACATGTGCCGTTTCTTTTTCATTTCGGAGTTATAGAGCATGCAATTTATTATCGGCTTCCTTGCTTCGTTCTTTGGGCGCTTGTTCGCTTGGTTTGGGCGTTTCCTTCTCGCCTTTCTTTCTCCTTTGGTTATTCCAATAGTCAAAGGCTTCGCTAAACTTACCTCTAACCTGACGGTTGTTCTTGTCATGTTTACCGTTATAGGTGGATTCATTGCTGCCTTTATTGCCACCTTGACCGCTCTTGGCTCTGCCGTTGTTTCTTTTGTGCCGTCTGAATATATTTCTATTGCTCGAATGTTTGTTCCTGATAATTTGGCGACATGCATATCTATTGTTGCCGCTGCAAAGTTCTATCAGATAATTCTCCTCTGGAAGATTAAGGTTGTTGAAACTTTGGCGGCTGCAAAGTAATGGCTGTTTATATCGTTACCGGAAAGCTGGGCGCTGGCAAAACCTTGCTTTGCATTCAGAAGATTCTTGAATATCTGAAAGCAGGGCGACCGGTTGCTGTTAATGTTGATGTGCGAATGAATAAGCTTTGTCGCAAGAACAACAAGCATTCTCGACTCGTTCGCCTTCCTGATCTCCCGACGGCTAATGATTTGCTTGGCCTTGGTTATGGTTGCGATATTTATGACGAAGAGAAGTTCGGCGGCATCTTCTTGGACGAGGGCGGCGTCTGGTTGAACTCTCGCGACTGGAACGCGAAGGGGCGTACTGATCTTTTGAACTTCTTTCTTTTTCTGAGGAAACGCCGTTGGGATTTGTGGCTTTGCGTTCAGAACGTCAATGTCATTGATAAGCAAATTCGTGAATCCATTGCGGAGCATGTTGTTTATATCAGTCGCCTTGATAAGTTAAAGCTTCCTTTTCCGTTTGGTTTCTTGCTTCGTGTTTTTACGCTTGGTCGATTCAAAGGGAAGTTGCCGAAACTTCATCTTGCGACTGTTAAGCTTGGGTGCAAGCATCTAGCACCCAAGGTTGATACATGGGCGTATCGTGGCGAGGATTTTTATGATTTCTACGATACAACGCAGGAATATAATCAGGGTTATGATAAGGGCGCTTATTCCATGCTTCCGCCTGGCTATTGGCGTTCTCCTATTCCTGCTGCGAAACGTGGAGTCATGTTCATCATGCGCGCAACCAAAATATTCTTTCGTCGCACCAGAGTACTCAATGCGTTTTTCTTGGGTGCTGTTCTTTCCCTGATCTTGTCGTTTGCGATTTTTTCAGGGATTGCGTTTGTGTCTTCTCGCCCTGGTGCGGCGGTGGTTTCATCTGGTCCCGTTGTAACGGACAAGCTTGTCCATCTTGAAAAGTACCGTGGCTATCGTGTGGCTTTCTACTCGCTGGTTAACGGTCGCCACGACTATACGTTTATGGATGCTGCTGGCTCTCGCGTTACCACGAATGACCTTATTGGAGAGCGCATCCTCGTTATTCCTGCTGGCCCGCGCTCTGCCGTTTTGCGGCGGGGCGATGAATCCCTGACTCTTACAAGGTAGTTCCTTTATGCGCTGCTTATCTGCTCTGGTTGGTTTGCTGCTGACTGTTCCTGCGTTCGCCGAAGAACGGGTTGAGTTCTTCGACTCGTCACTTCGTGATTTCGTCGAATGGTCTAGTGCGATTATTGGCCGGCCTGTTGTTGTTGGTGCTGACGTCAAAGATGTTCCGGTTTCTGTCTTTGCATCGTTCAATGGCAAGGGCGAACTTGCTTCGCTCCTGGAGCAGACTGTTGTAGCTTCCGGCATGTTTTATTCTGATTCGGGTCGCACGATTCGTATCAGTGCGCAGCCGATCCCTGAGAAGTTTGATCTTGAAACTGCTGTCTTGGAGCTGCAGCACTTGCAAAGTGATTTTGCTGCCGGCTCCATTCGCGAGTTGCTGGTGTCACTTTCTCAAGTTCCTGGTGCTGACTCGCCTATTGCTGGTGTTCAGGTTTCTGCCTCGCCGACCACTAACTCAGTGATCATCACTGCAACCCAGTCGCAGATCGCGGCGGTGCGTCGTGTCCTGGAGGAGATCGACCGGCCCCGTCGCCAGGTGGTGATTACGGCTGTCGTGGCCGAGCTGGCCGACGATGACTTCGAATCGCTTGGCCTGAATGTCGGCGCTGCGTTCGGCGGTGATTCTCATGATGTGAGCCTGTCAGGGCGTGCTGTGGCGTCGCGTGATGTGTCCGACCTCGGGTTCAGTCTGACCTTCAGCGGCCCGACGCTCTCAGCGTTCCTGCAGGCCGTCAAATCGACCGGTCGCAATCGCATCCTGTCCACGCCTCAACTGCTGACCCTCAATCGCGAGGCTGCTTCCATCGTCGTCGGCCAGAACGTCCCATTCATCACTGGCGAGACCACTAGCGCAGCAACGCCGGCTAGCGACCCGTTCCGCACCATCTCCCGGCAGGATGTGGGCGTTACGTTGAGCGTCCGGCCGTTCATCACGCCATCAGGCTCCATCGAGCTGCAGGTCGAGCAGAGCGCTTCCTCGGTGTCTTCCGATCTGTCGGCCTCGGACATCATCACCAATACTCGGCGGATCAATACGACTGTTCAGCTCCAGGATGGTGGCGGTGTGCTGCTGGGTGGTCTGCGATCGCAGGAATCGGAGCAGAGCGCGTCTCGCGTGCCGTTTCTGTCGTCGATCCCTGTCGTCGGGCGGCTGTTTCGCTTTGATTCCACGCGCGACAGGGCCACGAACCTCGTTGTGCTGCTGACGGCTCGCGTGCACGGCGATATCGACGCTGTCGACGTGGTTGATCCTGTCCGGCCATTGCTTGGCGTCGTGGGGAGCTGACATGCGCATTACGGACGATCTGTTGGCCAAGGCTGAGGAGTTCAGGCAGGCACAGTTGGAGTATTTCGAGCTTCCTGCTGCTGATCCTGAACGGCTGTCAGTTGCTCGTCGCCAGTGGCAGCGGGCGGCTTGTGATTTCGCCGCGATGGTGCTCGAATTGCTTGATGATGGGCGCGCGCTTTAA